GGCGCTGGCCGTTCCCCGACCGATGAGTTTTCTAATAGGAAATAATGCGTGACACAGTTTATTTTACACTACCAAAATTTTTCGGAATCAGTAGGGTCAATGGAATCGGTATCAAGTAGATTTTGATAATATCGCTTTTCGTCATCAATGGCTAACATATCTAATCTAATCCCACGTAACAAAGCATATTTTTCCATTAAGAACTTGAATCTGATACCATTATCTGAAAGTCCATTGTAAAATAACCACACAAATTCATATCTGGAGAAAGTAGCTCGTATCATACTCGTATACTGATATCTCTCATTAAAATCATCAGGAAGAAGTTTGGTCTCATCTATGAATTTGACCATACGGTATAGATGTCTGAAATAGTGGTCTAAATAACGAGGAGCAGGATGCTCTTCATATTTTTGATAATCGAAAGATTGGATTTCATTTGTAACGGAGTCTGCAACTAGTCTTTTGGACGAACTATTATTCCCCCTTAACACATGCTTTAAACTTTTTGACGGTCTGTTACCTCCAATTTCATATAAAGCCATAAAAACTTCTCTTCCACTGTGTGTTACATAATTATCTGTATCTGCATCTAATAGATATTCATAGACCAAAGAATTTACTATTTCTTGTTGTAAACTCATCATCTGAAAAAACGTATTTTCAAAACGCTGACGACGTAAAGTCTCGTTTTGCAGCTCTGATTCTTTTCTTTGCCCAGCGATTTCTTTTCGAGTATCTTTTAACTCTTGTCGTTGTAGTTCTAATTCATTCTTTTGCAAAAATATAGCATAAATAACACCGGCGAAGGCTAAAGCTGAAAATAATCCATTAGTTGCACCTGCACTATCACCAAACTCATTTGGCTTTTTAGAAAGAATTAGTGTCCCTGTTAAAAAGAAAACAAAAAGAATTGTACAGATTGCTATTAAAATGACAAGTCCTTTATAATCACGACAAAATTTTAGAAAAGGTAATATTTTTCTTATTATTGATTGTTTCATGATAATCAAATTTAACTTTCTCAAAATTATTCCCTTTTTCTATACTTACCAACAAAATTCCAAAAAACTTTCTTATATTTGCACCGTCCTAATTTATCAGCAAAGGCGGGTGACCGCCGAACATATTTTTGTGTCGGCATTTTTTATGCCCATACATGAACGCATTATAAAGTATAACGGTTTCGTACCCCCATGATACGGCTTAATGGCCGTAACTGCCTTTGCTGGTGTAGGACAATGGGACAGGCGAAACCGTTTTTTTTGTCTATCCTCTATAACAAACAATGTTAGTTATGTCCAAACAGCAAAACATTTGTTTGTCGGGGAATAATAGTACCCAACAATCAACGGCCCAACCCTCCGAAATGGGTAAGTACTCCACTCCTGAACTGCAAGCCGCATTCGATGCCGGCCGTGCTCTCGGAAGAACCGAAGGTATGCTCTCCTACCAACGCCACATCATGAATCAGCTCTTTGCTGAGAACCAAAAACTCAATCGGAAACTTCAGGAACAGAAAGGAGGCCGGTCATGAGAGAACAATATGTAAGAATACTGGTTCCCAATTACAATCCAGATCCTCTTAGTGAGAAGCAATTCTTCCAAATGCAGAGCTTTGCCAAAGACGTGCAAACCTATTTACCTTATCAAAGTACTACTTTGCTTGATTTCATGTCTATCGCCTACAACTATTGTTTGAAGACACAAAGAAATTCGTTGGATAATATGACCTGTTATCGTGACGACCTTAAACACAAGGTTATGTTATTTCTGACGAAGTATTATCCAAGCGGATTCAAGAAAAACAAGAAAGGTTTGTCGGATACCTGCAACAAAGAACTTTTGAAATATCGCAAACCTCGCTTCAAACGTGATTTCCTTGGTGAGTATGAACCAATAGAACGCATTTGGTTTATCCTCGCGTTACGTGCCTGCCACAGCTTTTTATTGTCCGGACATCTAATGGGCGACATAGATCAATTTGCCTACAAGCTTGAGAAAATAGCTTTAATGATGAAGGGAGAAATATAAGGGGAAAATATTTTCCGACTTATATATTATTTCAGAACGTTCTAATCCGGAGCTCGTGGCTGTTCTCCAGAGGACGATATTAATAAAGGGCATTGATTGGGATTACAAACAGCCACAATAGGTAATTCCGGTCTTTGCTCTTTTACTTTTTCAGCAAAGAGTTAATGAATAAGGTGCAACAATCAACCGAACAACGCGATCGCACGAAACTTTTCTGATCCCTACGAGGCATTTTATTTCTATCTGAATGAGATGTCGATGCAGGATATACGACGATTAAAGAAAGGTTTGTTTGGCTTCAATGCCAAACAAATTATTGAAAAAGAAATATTTCAAACTAAATAGAAGTAAATATGAAAAGTTATCAATATGAAGAAATTGTCTTTTGGCTATCATTCATAGCCTACCTGATTAGCCACATAGCTAGTTTTGATATTTGGGTACAAAATCTATTGCTTATCAATGCTCTTATAAATATGTGCTGTGCTATTTATTATGCTTATAAGCATAGAAAAGACGATGACTAAAAAATATGAATATAGATACTGAATTTAACGTAGGAGATAGCGTATGCTATCTGAGTGGGGATGACATTATCCATACAACTATAAGCAAAATAATCATCGAAATATCCTATACTGATGATAGTTTTCTTATGGTTTATAAGCTGTCAGATGGACTTAGTGTACCCAGAAATAATTATCCCAAATGGGATAAAAGACTTTTTAAAGACAAAGAGAGTTTGATAAAATATTTATCTGATTCATAACAAATAAACAGACAATGTTACAGGACAAAATAAACTACTCCATTGCACTGCTGCGTAAGTGCGAGAAGATGGCACTTGATTATGATCCGGAGAATGGCTTTTATTTGGCCTTTTCCGGTGGAAAAGATAGTCAAGCACTTTATCACATCGCAAAGATGGCTGGTGTAAAGTTTAAGGCTCACATGAATCTTACATCTGTTGACCCTCCGGAAGTCATTCGGTTTGTGAAACAGAACTATCCGGATGTAGAGCTGATAAAGCCAACGATGTCGGTTTATGATATGGCTCTAAAGAAGCACTTTATTCCAACAAGGACGTTTCGCTGGTGTTGCGCTGAATTTAAAGAAATGTCCGGTGCAGGGAAAGTTACCTTGATCGGCATTCGTAAAACTGAAAGTGTGCAGCGTTCCAAACGTGAAGAAATTGAGATTAGCGGCCGTAAATTCAGCGGGAACTTCGACCAATTTTCTGAGCATAAAGAAAAGATGGTTACTTGTGTTAAAGGTAAGGACAAGATTCTTGTTTCTCCGATTATCCATTGGACAGACAGAGATGTGTGGGGCTTTCTGAATGGAAATGGAATAGAACACTGTTCTTTGTACGATGAAGGATATAAGCGAATAGGTTGTATTCTTTGCCCGATGGCAAACCGAAAACAAAAGCTGAAAGATATAAAGCGGTTTCCTCATGTTCGTAGGAAATGGGTACAAACAATTCAAAAACTCATTGATGCCGGATATATCAATCACAATTTTACCGATGCGGAATTTGGCTTCAATTGGTGGATAAGCGACAAGAGTTTCGATCAGTTTTATGCAGACGAAGTTCTACAACAGAAAATTCAATTTTAATAAGAAATGAATCATGAAAAAGTTTAAGTGTACAGTTACTCGTACAGATGAGTATGAAATAGAAATAGATGAAAATGTCATCAATGAAGAATGGATGGAGCATTTCCGATCTTACATGTATGACTTCAATGAACTGTCAGATCATGCGGAACACCTGGCACAATTTCAAGCCAGGCTGGGTAGTGAGCAAGATTTCATTGAAGGATATGGCTATGTCACACGAAATGGAAAGTTGCCATATAGCCATGAAGATTTTGACAAAAATGGTAATTGGTTGCCCGAAGCTGAACGTAGACAACCTACTCCAGGTATAAATATCAAGATTATCAGCGAGGATGATGAATGTGATGTTGATGTAGAAGAAATAACTAACAACTAAAAAAACATGAAGCTAAAAGATATAGCAAGCCAATTGGCTAACCGGATAAACCAGCCGGCCGCAATTGAAGTATTTCTCCGACAGGTGTACGCGAAGGGTTTTGTAGATGGCACTAAACAGTCTCCTTGGATAAGCGTTAAAGAAAGGTTACCATACGATCAAAATATCGTCTTGGTAAGGAGTCAATATGGAAGCAAATCTACCGCTTATTATTGCGACAATAATATCGGGTTTGTAATCTACGGAGAAAATGCCTATAAGGTTTTTGGAGAAGTTACCCATTGGATGCCGATACCGGCATGCGAAGAATAATATTTATAAAAAAGACATGAAGCGATTTAAAGAAAAGCCAAAAGCCATTTGGCATATTTTGAAAGGTGGTCAATATGCCGTATTTGTAGTGAATAATGGATACGTTGATTTTGACACAACTCCTAATAAAGCTGCTTGTCTCATATCCGACAATGCCGAAGAGTTTTTCTTAGAAAGTATTGTCGAGTTTACTGAAAAATATATTGTAGAAAATAATTAATCAGATAATATCAAAAGAATAGTATTGATACAATTTGTAGTATAGCTCCTAAAATAATAAAAGCTATGCCAGTTTTAAATCTGCGCATGATTTTTTTATTATGAGGATCATATAATTTTTTTCTACGAATTGCAGGAGTTGGGTCTGCATCCTTAGATAAGTAAGCTGCAACTTCTGTAAACGGAGCAATTGAGTCTACTTTAATAAGTTTTATTGTGTAAAGAGTCAATATAGACCCTCCAGTACCAAATACAATTCCAAAAATTGATAATATGTGCTCTAATGAAAATATACAAATATCGTGTAATTCCATAACTGTAATATTTTAATGATAGTGGCAAATATAAGAAATTATATGAACAAACAATTCAAATACAGGCTCCGGATAAACGGCTTCTGTCCAGATCAGTTCGGTACCAGTGAAAAATGGGACCCAATTAGGCTCATATCACGCAAGAAGTGAGTTAAGAAAGTCCTTGGTAATCCAGAGGGCTTTCTTTCTGTTCTTTATATCTTATATGAAACTAAGATATGAAAACGCAAAAATGTATAGCCTGTGGCTGGGAAACAGTTTCTGTGATCAAAACAGAAGAAGGATATATCTGCTATAACTGTTACTCTGATAAAAAGAACCCTCCAAAACAAAAGCAACACCATGATAACGAAGAAGCTCGGATTCAGTCGGAGTTTTTCAGCAAGGTTCCTTTATTCTTTCCTAATTTGCCGGATCGACTTCTTTTTGCAGTCCCGAACGGTGGCAGCCGGCATAAAATAGAAGCGGCTAATATGAAGCGCCAAGGCGTTAAACGTGGAGTGGCCGATGTAATCCTTCAGATACCGAAAAAGGGATATGCTTCTCTTTGTCTAGAGTTCAAGACATCTACAGGTAAACAGTCTGCAGAGCAAAAGGAATACCAACGCCAGGTTGAGATGGCGGGTAGTAAGTATGTGATTGTTCGGAGCGTGGAACAGGCTATCCGGGAACTGCAACTGTATTTAGGTTAATAGATTTCTCTGTTATATTTTAGAATAAAAGTTATGGCTGAATTGAAGTATGACCCTCGGAATTATCGCATCCACACAGATAAGAACAAGAGATTGATCCGTAAAAGTTTGGAGGATTGTGGAGCGGGGCGTTCTATCCTTTTCGATAAGAATGATTGCATTATAGCAGGGAACGGTGTGTATGAGCAAGCGCGAGAATTGGGCTTACCGGTTCGAATTGTGGAATCAGATGGTACAGAATTGATAGCTATCAAGCGTACCGACCTCTCAACAGAGGATTCTCGGCGTAAGGCACTTGCCCTAGCTGATAATTATACCTCTGATACGTCAGTATTTGACTTTGACGCGATTGTTGAAGATTTCGGTGCCGATGAGTTGGATGCTTGGGAATTTAAAATCGATGATCTGAATATTGATGATATCTCCGTCGACGATGTGAAGCCGGACAAGGGGCGTATCGGCAGCTTGAAAGAACGTTTCATTATTCCTCCTTTCTCAGTGCTTGACTCTAAACTTGGAAACTGGCAAGACCGGAAACGTGCCTGGCTTGATCTCGGTATAAAGAGTGACGATGGCCGGGAGAAGGAGATTACGTTTAACCGATCAGCACAACCACCCCGAGTATACGAAGCCCGTAACGTAATTCGTGAAAAAACAGGTGTCGATCCGTCGTGGGACGAACTACAGAAGTATTGCCGGGATCATGGTATCCCGTTTATGGATGGAACTTCGATCTTTGACCCGGTACTGTGCGAGCTGGCCTATCGGTGGTTTAATATTCCCAATGGTTGTATCCTGGACCCATTTGCTGGTGGCTCCGTTCGTGGTATTGTTGCATCCATGTTGGATATGACTTATTTTGGTATTGATTTAAGGCCGGAGCAGATCGAAGCCAACTGTAAAAACGCTGCTGAAATATTAGGGGATGAGTTTGGTGGGAAAGGCGGCCATAAGTTCGCTCCTCTGTGGCTTTGTGGAGATAGTGTAGAGATAGATGCCCTAGCAGAAGGTTATGAGGCAGACTTGGTTTTTAGCTGTCCTCCGTATGCAGACCTAGAAGTGTATAGTGATGATCCGGCAGACCTATCGACGATGGATTATCCTGAGTTCCTGCAAGCGTATAAAGAAATCATCCGGAAGAGTTGTTCACTGTTGAAGCCTAATCGATTCGCCGTGTTTGTAGTAGGAGAGGTTCGCGATAAGAGTGGTATGTATCGGAGCTTTGTTCCTGATACGATCGCAGCGTTCCAGGAAGCAGGCTTGCATTATTACAATGAGATGATACTGGTTAATAACATAGGCAGCTTGGCAATGAGAGCCGGGAAGCAGTTTAGTAATAGCCGTAAGATTGGTAAGCAGCATCAAAATGTGCTAGTATTCTATAAAGGGGATCTGAGCAAAATAAAGGAAAATTTTCCTGAACTTGATTTCTCGGATGATGATTTGTTTAAGGAAGATTGATAAATTTGGCGATAAACTATAAAAGGATATTCGCCATGAAAATAAAACAGTGTATGATATATCGTGAGGTACTTGCCAAGAGATTGGAGCGTAAACGCAAGCAGTTAGTGGAGTTGGAGAGACAGATAAATAGTGAAGGTGTTTCTTCATCGGTGGATAAGCGCAAATATATTGAGTTGAAAGCTATCGTGAATGAATTGGAGAATTGCCTTGATATGGCGGATTCTATGTTTAAATTTAGTAAGGAAGAAAAAGAAGAGTAGTATTTAATGGCAAAGTATAGTCAAAAATTGGTGGATCGGATTTGTTCTCTTATTCGGGAGGATAGCTATACTATTGCCGAAATCTGTGATTTGGTCGGTATAAACAAGGATACTTATTATACTTGGATGAAAACGAAATCCGACTTTTCCGACTCTGTAAAAAAAGCGGAGGATGCACGGATGCAATTCTTTGTTGCCGAGGCCCAAAAGTCTTTATTAAAGAAGATTCAAGGTTATGAGGTAGAGGAGTCGAAGATCACGTATATCGATAGTGGGAAGCCTATGGTTGATGAGAATGGAAAAGAGAAGCAGAAACCTAAGATCAAAGAGAAAACGATAGTCAAGAAGCATATCCAGCCGGATACCGCCGCTATCATTTTCACCTTGACAAATGGTAATCCAGACCGTTGGAAAAACAGGCAGGATTCTAACATTAGTGGGCTTACTCCCGTAAGTAAGTTTGAGGGGATGACTGACGAGCAATTGGAGGATTTTATCTATGGAGAAAAACAGAAGAGAGATATTGTTGTTGATGGCGGAAGCAGCGGATGTGCTAAGACGCCGGAAGGCGAAAAATGATTTTTGGTCATACTGTTTGTATTATGATCCGAAATTCTTCTCGAAACGCCTGTTCTTGAAGAAGGTGGCGGACGCTTTCACTCGTGTATATGAATCGTATGTGTCGGGTGTGATTCGTCGGCTGGCCGTCTCCATGCCGCCACGTGCCGGGAAGTCCTATATATCATCCTTGTTCATTTCGTGGATGCTTGGCCATTTTCCGGAAGAGTCGGTCATGCGCAACTGTTGTTCCGATACACTGTATAATAAACTATCTTATGATACACGCGACATTGTCCGCTCTTTCCGGTTCAAAGAGATATTCCCGGATGTGCAATTGCGAGGGGATAAACAGAACGTGCATGGCTGGAGCTTGGAAGCTGCCCGGCAGGTGAGTTACTTCGGGGCTGGTGTAGGCGGTACGGTAATCGGTTTCGGTGCGTCTATGTTGGCCATGACCGACGACTTGTATAAGAGTTTGGAAGATGCACTATCTGACACCAATAACGAAAAGGTCTGGTCTTGGAAGCAGGGAACACATGATTCTCGTATCGAGGGAAACTGTTGTTCAATCGACATCGGTACCCGCTGGTCGGCTACGGACGTTCTTGGTCGTATGGAGGAAATGGGGAAGTATGACGAGATTATCCGTATCGCAGCCCTGGATAAGAACGACCGCTCTTTTTGTGAGGGTGTACATACGACAGAGTATTACCATGAACTACGAGAGGAAACGGACGATTCCATCTGGTGTGCCGAGTATATGCAGGAACCGATCGAGGCTATTGGGTTGTTGTTCCCTAAATCAGAATTAAACCGATTCAAGCTGGCAGATATAGAAGGTAAGCAACCGGATGGTGTTATCGGTGCTACCGATGTGGCAGACGAGGGAGACGACGATTTCTGTGCGCCTATTGCTAAAGTATTCGGTACGAAGTATTTCATTACCGATGTCCTGTTTACGAAAGACAATGTCGAGATTACCGAACCGAAGTTGGTTTCCTTGATCCTTGATACCCGTTGCGACAATATGCGTATCGAGAGTAACAATGGTGGTCGTTTGTTCGCCCTCAATGTCCGTAAGGCTGTAAAGGCAAAGAATGAGAAATGTATCATCCAGGCGAAACCGACAACAGCCAATAAGGATACACGTATCTTGTTGAAGTCTGGTTGGATTAAGAAGCATTGCTATTTCCTGGAAGAGGGCGAGTATAGGAAAGGTTCGGATTACGATCGGTTTATGAAAGCGCTTACCGGATATAAGAAAGAAGGTGGCAATAAGCATGATGATGCGCCGGACGGCATGACGATCCTTGCCGAGAATGTAGAGTTCATCGGGTTGTGCAAGGCTAACTCTGTACGTCGGGTCGCAAGAGGACGATAAGTGGCAAAATGAAAGTGTTTTTCCGATATTTGTAACACGTATTAGATAAAATCCCGATATTTTTCTATCACATACTTGCGTTTTGATATCTGTTCTCGGTTTTTACATTTCAAAGTGAACTTGTTTAGACTGGCCGTATTGACAGCGAAAAAACATTTGCTTTTATATTTTAGCATAAAACGATTATGCCAAGTATAAACGACATTCTTGCAAATGAAGATTTCGGGCAGGTAGTCAGTACGTTATGTGTCGATACGATTGAATACCGGGAACCAAGAGAATATTACAGAGAATACCACGGTGAGCGCCGGCGACGTAAAACCTCTGTCGGTTGGCGTGAACCGAAACGGTTGGCTGTCTATTCGGAAACCTTGAAAGATAAGAATGGTGAGCCGTTACGACTGGAAGATAAGATCGTAGATGTAGCACGTATCGTTACCAACTTCCCGAAAAAGGAGGTGCGTACCTCTGTCGCTTTCTTGTTTGGCGGGCAAATGACGATTACGGGAACTGATCAGAACGATGGTTTTCAAGAATTCAAACGTGTATGGGAACGCCGATTAAAAATGCAATCCGTCTTGAAGTCGTTCGCTCGTAAGGTGCTTTCTGAAAGTAAGGCTGCTCTTGTGTTCTATCCGTATACTTCCAAAGGATTAGACGGCAACTTGATTACGGAGTTGAAGGTGAAAACGCTTTCCGTTCCCCGTAATGAAAATACTTTCTCTGAATTTTATCCCCACTTCGATGATAACGACGATATGGATGCCTTTATTCATCGTTACCAAGTGAACTCTAATGGTATGATCCGGAACAGTTGTACAATCTGGACGGCAGATAAGATTATTACGGCTATCGATGAAATGGGTGGCTGGGTAATAAAAGAGGTTCCCAATCTATTCGGAAAGATTCCGGTCGTGTATGCAGATGTTTTCCAACCGGAATGGGACGAGGTGGCCGGTATCATGGATGCGCGGGAAATGCGTTTGTCCCGTATGGCCGACACTAACGACTACTTTGCGGAACCAATCTTGAAAACGTATGGCGATTCCGATTTACCTTCTAAAGAAACAACCGGGAAAGACCTTAATTTCCCCATTAAGGTCGATGAAGTATCTGGCAAGGAATATCATGGCGATGCTGATTATTTGACATGGACTGGCTCCCAGCCATCTGTAGATAAAGAATTGGAAGAAACGAAAAACGAACAATTTTCCGGTACATCTACGCCGGATCTTTCTTTTGATAACTTGAAAGGCATTGGCAACCTGTCCGGTGTCGCTCGTAAATTCATGCTGATGGATGCAACTATCAAGGCGAGTGAGAACATGGAAACGTTTGGTCCGGTGGTTCAGCGTTGCGTGTCGGTCGTGTTGGCTGGAATATGCAATATTACCAACATCAAGTACCGTCCTCAATTGGTGAACAACCTGATCGATGTGGAATTTGGTTCCATTTTGCCGGAAGATTTGGCTGAAACCCTGCAAACCCTATCTATTGCCAATGGAGGCAAACCGATTAACGCTCAGCGCACGGTTACGGCTCATTCTCCGCTAACAGAAGACTTGGAAGAAGAAATGAAGCTGATGAAGGAAGAGGAGGATACGGCTGCGCAACGTAATAACATGGTTGGTCTGACAATGGGATATGGAGAATGAAAGAACTATCATTTCATGAGCGACAATTCCTGCAACGTCTGTTCCTGCAACAAGGCAGCATAAAGTATTCGTTTGACGAGTTTGTTCGTAGGGTAGGATCTCTTCTGGCTAAATGGTCGGATCATGGCGGCGACCGTGTATGGATAGGTAATGCTACTATTGAAAAGCAAATAGAACGTCTGTTGGATGATTTACACACGCAGCTCGTAAGCAATATATCCAATACAGTTACCGATGTATGGAATTTAGGCAATAGGAAAGCGGATGAACTGGTAACGGGCTATATTAAGGATATGGCTATCTCCACTACGCTAAGGGAAAAATTGTTTTCCCGGAATGCCGATGCGCTGAATACTTTATTGAAACGTAAAGATGAATTTGGTAAAACCATATCCTCCCGTGTCTGGGATATAACGGACGGGGCCATGGATAATCTGGAGTATTACCTTTCTTCCGGATTGTCTTCCGGTCGTCCGTCGGCGTTGATCAGCCAAGATATACGGCAATTGCTAAACGAACCCAACCGTCGTTTCCGACGGGTAAGGGATGCGAATGGGAAGCTGGTTCTATCCCAGCCAATGAAAGACTATCATCCAGGACAGGGTGTTTATCGTTCGTCTTACAAAAATGCCCTACGTTTAGCAGCAACGGAGACCAATAAGGCTTTTCGAACTGCCGATTACGAACGTTGGCAGAAAATGGACTTCGTGACTGGTTATGAGGTGGAACGTTCACCATCGAATCACGGTCCGTGTCCTGTATGTGATGCAAAGGCTGGCCAATACTCGAAGGATTTTAAGTTTACGGGCTGGCATCCGTTCTGCATCTGTATAGCTACGCCGGTCATGATGGATCATGAGGAGTTTGCGGAATGGTTGCTGGGGGATGGAAAGCCCAAGGATTCGATTAAAGTAGCGTCCGGTAAAGCGAGATTTAAGGAGATCAAGGAAAAGGCTTCTTCATTAAAACAAACTGTTATTCGGAATAAAGATTTTCGGAAAGATATACAGATTACCGGTCGTGGTATAAAAGAGTGGTTGAACCAGCCACACAAATATTACGAGAAGAAGAATGAAATACTTTTGGATATAGCTTCTGTGATAAAGGAGGCTGAATATCTTGGTTGCGGAAATGATAAGCACGGATATAATGCTATTGTTCACTTATTCGAAACAACGATAGAAAATGAAAAATCCTGGATTCTTGTAAAAGAACAAGCCGATGGAAGTACGACTTTATATAGCATTTCGGATAGTATAAATATTTTAAGGTAGTGTAAAATAAACTGTGTCACGCATTATTTCCTATTAGAAAACTCATCGGTCGGGGAACGGCCAGCGCCAAG